GCAAATGGTCACGGCTGGTGCCGTCAGCGCAAACTCAGAGTTTCGATCAACTCCACGTCCAGGCAGCGTTATCCGCACATTGGTCGGCAGTCAAATTGACGTGATCCGATGGCTGCCGGAATATCTCACTCGCGGCAAGTTTGGCGGCTGGCACACTCACTACCTAGGCGACCCGAAGAACTACAAAAACCAAACCAGAGCAGTGACGTTCACGATCAGCTCCGGCAGCAAGGTGCTGACGCTGAAAGTTGAAGCGGTCTCGCAGTTCCGCAGCGATCAACCTTTGAACGATGGATGGGAATGGCGCAACCCGTCAACCATGACCTACGTCAGCTCCACTAACATCAGCGAGAACGAGCAAGTTGACTTTTACGTTAACGTTAACAACGCCTTCCTGTCAGGCAGCGTTGGCGTTCGGCTGAACATCACCAAAGCTTATATCGAAACACAGGAGGATCCTAATGAGGCCGACCGCTGGTTTGAACTCAAAAGCCAAATTGCCGACGTGTCCCACTATGAAGAAGTAGAAAAGAGCAACAGCAGCAACCCAGAGTTCACCATTGTCTATGTGAACGAAAGCGTTGAGAACGTCGAGCCGCCGACATACAACAATATCACGACGATGGGCATTGCACTTCGCTCTGGCCGTGCCATCCAAAGCATCGACCAAGTTCGAGCCTGGGTTCCCAATGGCGTCAATGCCATGCGGTTCTCGACTGGCACCGTTGGCCCTGCAAACAAGTTCTCAGACTTGGTGTACTTCCTGCTGACGGATGAACGGGCAGGTGCAGGCAAGCGCGTATCAGCAGCGCTGGTGGATACAGATGGCTTCACGCGCACTGCCAAGTTCCTTGTTCAGAATCGGATCTACTTTGATGGAGTGATTGAAGAGCAGACCAACATCAGAGAATACATCAGCAGCACAGCAGCTTTGCATCTCTGCAACTTTGTGATTGCAAATGGCAAGTTTTCAATCGAGCCAGCATTGCCCACCAATGATGACGGCACCTTGAATGAAGGCGCCATGCCCATCGCGGCATTGTTCACGGCGGGCAACATCGTGGAAGATACCTTCTCTGTCAATTACGTGGAGCTTGGCGAGCGCCAAGGCTTCCGGGCATTGATGACCTACCGCGAAGGCGCCAAGAACCAGCTGCCGTTGTCGCGCTCGGCGCTGGTGCAGTGGGCAGACTTGACGGACTCCAAGGCCAAAACAGAAACCTTTGACCTGTCGCGGTTCTGCACTTACCGCGAACAGGCGCTGCTGACGGCTCGATACCTGCTATCAGTGCGCCGCCGCATCACGCACACAATCACGTTCAAGACCACGCCTGAAGGATTGATCTTGGCACCTGGGCAGTACATCCGCGTGATTATGAAATCAGGCCCGCGCGTGGACTACAGAAACGGCGTGATTGATGCTACGGGCAATGTCACCTGCCTTGCCGGTGAACTCGATGGCACCTATTCAATCTTCGCCTACCGATCGGGTGATTCTGATGTACGCGATACAACGCTAACGGTATCTGGTGGCGTAACAACTGACTCCAGCCTGTTTGGCAGCCTGTTCACAATCCAAACCAGTGATGTTGCAGGACCAGGGCAAAGCGTCTATCAAGTAGATCAGCTGACAATGGACGAAGATGGCTTGGTTGAAATCCAAGCAACACAGCATCCATGCGACAGCAGCCTGCACAGCCTTATCGTGCAGGATGTGCTTGATCCTGCGTTGTTCATTGTTACCGACTGATGGCCTTCCCTTCTATCAAGCCAACTGCCCGTGACTTTTCACCCGGCAACTATCCAGTACGTGAGTTCCGCTCACAGTCCGGCACTGAAATACGCATCCTGTACGGCGATGCACGCACCGGCATGGAATTGAATCTGAGCTATGACAACATCACCGACAGCAACGCTGATCTGTTCCTGACGCACTTCGATGACATGAAGGGAACGTTCGGAACATTTGACATCAGCACTGAAGCTAAGGCCGGATGGTCTGGTGATACAGAATCCATCGACGCAGATGGCAATAATGTTTGGCGCTATGCCGAGCCACCACAGGTGACCGCTGTTCGCCCTGGCTTTAGCAGTGTCCGGGTCAGGCTGATCGGTGTGCTCTAAACTGAAACCATGGCCAAGTTTTTCACCGGACGCGATGGACGGCTCCTGCTAGGCGCCGACACCTTGGTGAAGGTCACCAGCTGGAGCATGTCGGCCGAACTGGAGACGCTGGAATGTACAACGCTCGGCGACAGCCAGCGCAGCTACGTGCCCGGCGTGCAAAGCTTCAGCGGCTCAGCCGCACTGCTGTACTACATCGACACCGACGGCACCAATGATGCCAGCACCTTGCTGCGCAAAGTTGTTCGGACGGCTGGCGTCACCGAGTCCGATGTTGTCGTATTGACGTTGCGCCTTGTTGATGGCACTACAAATTACGACTGCCAGCTCAATGCCTACATCACTAGCGTCAATATCGGCGCATCGGTTGGCGAATTGATCACAGCGCAAATCAGCTTCCAAGGTACTGGTGCGCTTGCAACGGTGACGGTCTGATGGCGGTCTATCTCGGCAGCTACGGATTGGTTGAGCTACGTCGTAGCTCAGAAGCTATCGAGAAGGCATCTGTCGTCAACCCAGGCGACGTGAACACTACACGCCGCAGGTTCTCGTTTGATTTTGACCCGGGCTTTTTGTGCTCCGGTGATCAGATCGAGATCCGCAGCACCAATGGCGCCAATCTGTCCTTTGTTGATGCGACCGGCTGGTTGGTTGGTGCAGTGCAAACCGCAGGCCACTGGTACGTGAATGTCGATGAGCTAGGCGGCATCAGGCTTTACGACACCTTCGACAAGGCACTTGCCGGCATCCAAGCGCAGGCCATTGCTCTAACAGCCATCGCTGTAGACATTCCAATCGCAGTGCGCATCAGCAATGTAGTGCCGCAAGTGCTGGCGCAATGCACGTATTTCGAGCTGTCAACAAGTCGTGAAGCTGTAGACATCACAGCGCTAGGGGATGAGTTTCGTTCTCAGTATTCATCGCTGATCACCGGCAGCGGGCAGTTTCGTGCATTTTGGGAGTACATTCCAGTTGGTGGCGAGCTTCCGCATTACCTGCTGCAGCTTGCTGTGCGCACCGAAGTAGGCGGACGCTTTGCGGCCAAGTTCTACCTCAAGGCACCGGCGCAAGGCAATGACCCAGTATCGGATGATGTGGTCTGGTACGACATTGATGGCGTCATCACGCAGGCCGGCATCAGCTTCGGCACTGATAACGCAGTAGAGATCACGGCAGATTTTGTTACTACAGGCGCGATCCGGCTGTTGGCGAAGACAAACCCAAGCAACAAGATTCTGCAAGAAAACGCCGATGACATACGCCTGGAGCAGGACAACACCGCGAGCCTGTTGCAGGAAGATATTCCCTAGACTGCGATCAGCACCCAAATAGCGTAAGGCGATGGCGGATCTGCGGATAAGCGAGCTGACGGCACTAGCCGGCGCCAATCTCGCAGCCGGCGACCTGCTGCCGATCGCTGATGTCTCAGCTAGCGAAACCAAGAAGATCACCGTTACCGATCTGGTGGGCAATGCCACCACGTTGATCGCAGACGCCACAATCCCTAGCGCCAAGATCCTGTTCGGCGCCGGCTCGATTGTTGCAGCATCACTGGCGACTGATGCGGTGACTACGGCCAAGATCGCTGCCGATGCAGTGACGGCCGCCAAACTTGCTGACGAATCCACTGTTGATCTGGTGACGACGCTGCCGGGCTCAGGCGCGTTTGTTGGGCAGATCGCAATGGAGACGGCAGGCTCCAATGCCTACATCTGGAACGGCAGCAGCTGGGTGAGCTTCAAGGCGGCTGGTTCTGTCGGCTCAGTGATTGGCAGCACTGCTGGCACCATCAATATCGTTGTCTCAACAAGCGGCAATGACGTAACGATCTCGGCGACGCTTGATACGACCAGTGCCGCCGCACAGTTCCTGGCAGGACCAACTGCAGCGTCGGGCTCTGTCGGCTATCGCACGATCGTAGGCGACGATCTGCCGACAGCTACAACGACAGCAAAAGGCGCTGTCATCGTTAACGGTGCTGGCTTGACGCTAAGCGGCAGCACAATCCAGATCGACAATACGGTTACAGCAAACAGCAGCACGTATCAAGTCGCGCAATACAACGCTAAAGGCTTGATCACGGCGGCGCGAGATATTACGGCGGCCGACCTTCCTGCTGCTACATCAGGCGCCAAGGGTGCGGTAACACCAGGCACCGGCCTTGCAGTTACTGGCGCTGGCGTGCTGAACCACAGCAATGCAGCAACTGCCGGCACCTACACCAAGGTGACGATTGACGCGCAGGGTCATGTGACGATTGGCGCGACGCTTGATGAAGCTGATGTGCCTGCATTGGCTGCCAGCAAGATCACATCGGGCACCTTTGCCACGGCGTTGATTGCTAATGATGCGATCACTGGCGCCAAGCTTGCCGATAGCAGCACTGTGCAATTCGGCGGCGCAGGATCAACTGCTGGCATCGTCAACTTCCCGACCGCTGACTACAAGGGCCAGTATTTCTGGGATGAGTTGAACGGCGACCTGTACCTGTGGTCGGGCTCTGCATGGCTGCCGGTGACGATCACCAGCGGTGAGTTGATCTTTGCTGGCACCTACAACGCCAACACAAACCTCGTCGCATCAACCACAAGCGCCGGCAGTGCCGCAGGGTACGCAACTGGAAGCGCCCTGCCTGCGGCCAGCACCACCAACAATCGGTACTACTTAGTGGTATCCGTGTCCGGCACCGGCACCGGTAACGCGCCGCTTGAAGCACTGGCGCCACCGGACATGATTCTGTCCAACGGCACCACCTATGACCTGATCGACGTTAGCGGCGCCATTGCAGGCCAAACCGCTACCAACATCTCAGTCACACCGACTGGCAACATCAGCAGCACCAATGCCCAAGCGGCATTGGCTGAGCTGGACACAGAGAAGCTCGCCAAGGCCGGCGGCACGATGACAGGCGAGCTGATGATCGGCGCTGCCGGCAGCTTGGTATTCGAGGGCGCTACAGATGACGCCTACGAGACCACTCTTGCCGTCACTGACCCGACAGCGGATCGCACCATCACGCTGCCGAACGCGACAGGCACCGTTGCGCTCACCAGCGACCTTGCGGCTTATCTGGCGCTGACAGGCGGCACGCTGACGGGCAATGTCACCCTAAACGCGCAGTCGGACCTGCGGTTTGCTGATGGCGATAGCTCGAACTGGGTTGCCTTCCAAGGTGCTGCCACCATTGCCGCCAATATCACCTGGACGCTGCCGAGCGCGGATGGCAGCACCGATCAGGCATTAACGACTGATGGGGCCGGCACACTCAGCTGGGTGTCATTCCTGAGGTCAAGCGGTGGTGTCGTCACCGGCAATGTGACGCTGAATGCGCAGTCGGATTTGCGCTTTGCTGACTCCGATAGCAGCAACTGGGTGGCACTGCAGGCGCCTGCGACGGTCGCCAGCAATGTGACTTGGACGCTGCCGAGCGCGGATGGCACCAGCAATCAAGTGCTCAAGACTGACGGCTCTGGCGCACTGGGCTGGGGAACCTATGCCGGCCTTGATACGGCGCAGACGTGGACGAAGGGCCAGCGGGCTGAGGTGACGGCATTGACCGATGCGGCGACTGTGACTGTGGACTTTGCCGACTCCAACAACTTCTCAGTCACGCTCGGCGGCAACAGGACGTTGGGCAACCCAAGCAATCAGGTAGCCGGGCAGTCGGGATCTGTATTTGTGACGCAGGATGGCACTGGGTCACGGACGTTGGCGTATGCGTCGGATTGGGAGTTTGCAGGTGGCACTGCGCCTACGTTGAGCACAGCCGCCAATGCTGTGGATCGAATTGATTACATCGTTCGTGCCAGCGGCAGCATCCATGCAGTTCTGACCAAAGCCTTCGCCTGATTGAGATGAGCGTTTTCCACCACAACATGCTGATCGGCGCCTCCGGTCAAGGCGCGGTTGCCACCAGCTACCAGATCAGCCGTTCGCTGCGATTCAACTCGGCAGATAGCGCCTACCTCAGCCGCACACCGGCATCGGCGGGCAACAGGACAACGTGGACTTGGAGCGGATGGGTGAAGCGTGCGGCACTTTCCGCCACACAGGGTGGACTGTTCGGCGCCAGAGATTCAACGTCATCTTACTTTCAGCTGTACTACCCAAGCGGTGATGCACTGCGCGTTATCTGGTACGACACATCGCAAAAGTTTGCAGATACTGCCGCAGTATTTCGAGATTCATCAGCTTGGTATCACGTTGTTCTTGCAGTCGATACAACGCAAGGGACAGCGGCAGATAGGATCAAGGTTTATGTGAACAATGTCCAGCAAACTCTTAGCGGTAACACGGTATCGTCCAGCTATTCAACACTGGTCAACAATAGTGGATCCTCGCATGTCATTGGTCGCTATGCAGCAGATCAGGATACCTATCTGTCGGCTTATCTCGCCGACATCCACTTCATCGACGGTCAAGCCCTAACGCCCAGCAGCTTCGGTGAGACCGACA